TACATACATAACTTTGATCCTGAGAAATCCAAAAATCCTTTTGCTTACTTTACGCAGATTATACATTATGCGTTTCTCAGAAGAATTCAAAAAGAGAAAAAACAATTAGACATTAAAACAAAAATCATTGAAAAGACTGGATTTGATGAAGTTATGATGGTTGATGATACTGCTCTTACAGGTAGTAGTTCTGATTATAATTCAATTAAAGATCAAATACAATATAGAAATAGATGAAGGTTGCTATTATAACAGATACTCATTACGGGGCTAGAAAGGGTTCTAAGCACCTTCATGATTATTTTGAACTGTTCTATAAGAATGTCTTCTTTCCTTCTTTAGAGGAGCATAAGATAGACACTGTGGTTCATATGGGTGATATTTTCGATAGCCGTAAAGCAATTGATCTACAGAGTCTTGAGTGGGCAAAGAGAGTTGTATTCGAACCATTAAAGAAATATAAGGTTCATCTTGCGATAGGTAATCATGATTGTTATTATAAGAATACCAATAATGTAAACTCTCCACAATTATTATTAAAAAGTTATCCTAACATAAGCACTTATTCTGAACCAGTAGAAATTAAGTTAGATAAATTAAAGGTATTATTTTTACCTTGGATAAATTCTGAAAACTTTAATGGAACAAAAGAATTAATTGAATCAACCAAAGCAAAGATTGCTATGGGTCATCTTGAATTAAATGGATTCAGAGCTACTCGTGGTCATCTAATGGAAACTGGTATGGATATTGATATATTCAATAAGTTTGAAAAGGTATTTTCTGGTCATTTTCATACAAGATCTAATGATGGAAAAATTTATTATTTGGGTAATCCATATGAGATGTTCTGGAATGATGTAAATGATCCAAGAGGATTTCATATATTCGATACGGAAACCCTCACCCATACACCTGTTAACAATCCTTATAAATTATTCTATAATATCTACTACGAAGATACTAATTATAAGTTATTTGATGCTAGAGAATATGAAGATAAAATTGTAAAGGTGATTGTTCGCCATAAATCTAGTGTAAAAGACTTTGAAAAATTTATTGATAAGTTGTACCAGGTCGGGGTTCAAGACTTAAAAATTGTTGAGAATTTTGATATTCACGAAAATGCAGATTTTGATGTTGATGAGGATGAGAATACTCTTTCTATTTTAAGTCGTTACATTGATGAATCTGAATTTGAATATGATAAGAATATCATTAAAGATATTTTCCAGAATCTTTATAGACAAGCTTGCGAGGTAGAGTAATGTGGTTACTCACAATTAAAGATAAACAGAATGAAGGTGCCTATGCTGTTCCAGATGAGTATGGGGATAAAGTTTTGTTTTTGTTTGAGAAAGAGGATGATGCTGAAAGATATGCTATGATGATAAATGAGCAAGATGTTAAACGTCAGATGGATATTATAGAAGTTGAAGACGAACTTGCATTAAAGACGTGTAAGATGTATAATTACAAATATGCAGTGATTACACCTGATGATATTGTGATTCCACCTAAGAATGATAACGTTTAAGAACTTAAAGTATAGAAATTTTCTAAGTTCTGGACAACACTGGACTGATATAAATTTCCAAGAATATAATACTAATTTGGTTATAGGAACAAATGGTTCTGGGAAATCCACTATGTTGGATGCCCTGACCTTTGCTTTGTTTAATAAACCATTTCGTAAAATTAATAAATCACAACTGATTAATACTACTAATGAAAAAGATACTCTTGTAGAGGTAGAGTTTTCTGTGAACAGTAGAGACTATCTGGTTCGTCGTGGTATCAAACCAAATATATTTGATATAGAAGTTAATGGAGAAGCACTCCATAGACAGGCTGATGATAGAAGTAATCAAAAAATATTAGAAGAAAATATTCTTAAGGTAAATTATAAATCATTCACACAAATCGTCATACTAGGAAGTAGTACATTTGTTCCCTTTATGCAGTTAACAGGGAGTAATCGTAGAGAAGTTATTGAAGACTTACTTGATATTCGTATATTTTCTACCATGAATAATCTTATGAGAGAGAAAATGCGTGAGCAGAGAGATAGTTTAAAGACTCTCACACTTCGTAAAGATAATATTCAAGACAAAATGGTCATGCAGAAGAACTTTATGGCTGAACTTGATGCTCAACGTCAGACAGGAATAAAGGCAAGTAATGAAAAAATTAAACAACATACATCAGAAGTAGATAATCTTTTAGAAAGTAATGAAATTAAAACAGTTGATGTATCTGAACTTATAAAAAAACAGGAAAACGTAACAGGAGCAGGTAAAAAGTTAAAGAAATTAAACACACTAAAAGGTAAATTATCTAATAAGGTAACAACTATTACAAAAGAACATAAGTTTTTCAGTGATAATACGGTATGTCCTACATGTACTCAATCTATTAATGAAGAGTTCCGTATAGATAGAATTAATGATGCTCAATCTAAAGCAAAAGAGTTGCAATCTGGTTATAAAGAACTGGAAAATGCAATCCAAAAAGAAGAGGAAAGAGAACATCAGTTCACTCAATTATCACAGGAGATTTCTACACTCAACAATGACATTTCTCAAAACAATACTAAGATTTCTGGATTCCAACGACAGATCAGAGATCTGGAATCTGAAATTCAAACAATTACCGATCAACTACAGAACAGAAATACTGAACATGAGAAACTAGCAGAGTTTAAAACAAATCTCAAAGATACTATTGATGAGCTTTCTGATCAACGAGAGCAATTAAATCATTATGACTTCGCATATTCCCTTCTAAAAGATGATGGAGTCAAAACTAAAATAATTAAAAAATACATTCCAGTAATCAATCAACAGGTAAATCGTTATTTACAGTTGATGGATTTTTATATCAATTTTCATCTGGATGAAGAATTTAATGAAACGGTAAGGTCACCTATTCATGAAGATTTTTCTTATGCTTCTTTTAGTGAAGGAGAGAAGATGAGGATTGACCTAGCATTACTTTTTACATGGAGAGAAATTGCTAGAATAAAAAATTCAGTAAATACTAATCTATTAATAATGGATGAAGTATTTGATTCATCTCTTGATGGATTTGGAACAGAAGAATTTTTAAAAATTATAAAGTTCGTAATTAAAGATGCAAACATCTTTGTTATATCACATAAATCAGATTTACATGATAAGTTTGATAATGTAATTAAATTTGATAAAGTAAAAGGATTTAGTAGAATAGTATGAAAGTAATGATTGTCGGCCATGGATATGTTGGTTCTGCTGTGGCATCTATATTTGAGGATTATGAGAAAGTAATTATTGATCCTAAATTTAATGATAATAAAATTTCTGACTATTCAGAAGATTCATTTATGGCCGTATTTGTTTGTGTTGATACTCCTAAGGGAAGTAACACAACAGTTCTTAATCAAGTCTTAGGTGAATTGAATACTCATATTGGTGGTGCTACTCCCGTGTGCTGTAAGTCAACTTCTACACCTGAGTTTTATGGATGGGCAGAAAAAGAATATACTAATATAAAAGTCCTTCATAGTCCAGAGTATTTAAGTTCAAATAATAATATTGAAAAGTTTCAGAAACAGACATTCTGTATTGTTGGTGGAGATCTTACTGCTGCTAGACTGGTTACAGCAATTTTCTGTACAAGATTAAAAAATCTTAAAGGTAAGAACACTCATATAACTGATATTAAGACAGCAGCACTGGTAAAATATTCAGAAAATTTCTTCTTAGGTATGAAGGTTTCCTATTTCAACGAGCTATATGAGATACATAAGAGGATGGGCTGTGAGTCTTCCTTTGATGAATTTCGTGCTTTATCAGGTGCCGATCCAAGAATTGGCACATCACACACCCAAGTTCCAGGATGGGATGGTAGCTTTGGCTGGGGTGGACATTGCCTTGATAAAGATAACTATGAATTTATGAAATTCTCGGAAAGTCCATTGGTTGAATTTATTTGGAATCTCAACAACACTCACAGGAAAAAGGAAAATGAAAGTACCTAATTGGCAACATCACTCTAAGAAAGAGAAAAAACGAACACTGAAACCACAGGCCTTACGTAGTGCTAGGGCCAGAAGGAGCCAGTTGATAAAGTGTCTACTTAACCCCACCAAGCGTGGGGTTTCGTCTTATAATGTGTACATAATCAAAGAAACACATGCAGATCAATCACGAAATAAAATCCCAACTTGCTAAACTTCTTGCAACAGAAGACTTGATTGTTGAAAATAAGAAAGTAGAAACAGCACAATTTGACGTACATAACCGTATCTTAACTCTTCCTCAGTGGGAGAAAGCAAGCAATAATGTTTATGATGCATTAGTATCACATGAGGTAGGTCATGCATTATACACACCTGATCGTGAATGGTTTAAGGAAGTACAAATTCCTCAGCAGTATGTGAATGTATGTGAGGATGTAAGAATTGAGAAGTTAATGAAGAGAAGATATGCAGGTCTTACTAAGACATTCTTTACAGGTTATCATGAACTTAGTGATGATGATTTCTTTAACTTAGCAGATGAAGATGTAGATGAAATGGGTCTTGCTGATAGAATTAATATTGATGCTAAGATTGGTCACTGGAATGATGTTTATTTTACAGATAAAGAAAAGGAAATTCGTTCTTTAATTCATAATACAGAAACATTTGATGATGTACTAAAAGTATCTCAGATTCTTTTTGATTACTGTAAAGCAGAAATGGAAGAACTTCAAAAGTTAAATGAAGATCTAGCAAAAGTAAACATGGAAATAGAAGGTAGTGGTAATAATAATATGGAAGATACAGAAGCTTCTGATAGTCCAGAAGAAGATGTTGAAGATGATAAAACAGATGCTAGTAAAGATAGTCCAGATCAACCTACTCAGGGTCAAACAACTTCAACAGCACCACAAGGTGGAGCAGAAAACGATCCAACTCCACAAGTAAAAACTGTTGAGTCTTTAGAGAATTCTCTTAAAGAACTTAATAGTCTTGAGTCTAGTGAGACTGAATATTTTGAGATACCAAAAATAAAGTTAGAGAATCTTATCATTCCTAATGATGTTCTTGATAAACTCATTGTAGAAGATTTTGCTGAACAGCAAAAAAAGTGGGAAGAGGAGAATGTATTTGATCCAAATTCAATGTTCTGTAAACCAAGAAATCTATTTGATAGTCCAGATGTTGATTTTGTTAAGTTTAAAAAATCTGCTCAGAAAGAAGTCAACTATCTTGTAAAAGAGTTTGAGTGTAAGAAATCTGCTGCAGCATATGCTAGAGCAGCTACTTCTCGCACTGGTGTTCTTAATACTGCAAAACTCCATACTTATAAATTCAACGAAGATTTATTTAAGAAAGTTACAACTCTTCCTGATGGTAAAAATCATGGTCTTGTATTCATTCTTGATTGGTCTGGTTCAATGAGTCCTTACATGATGGATACTATTAAGCAATTATATAATCTAATATGGTTTTGCAATAAAGTTAAGATTCCTTTTGAGGTTTATGCATTCACAAATTGTTTTCCTAGAACATTGATTGCTAGGGATGTTGCAGCTGATAGGAAACCAAACCAAGCATATATTGAAGAATCATTTTCTTTGATGAATATTTTAACCAGTAGAGTAAGAGGAAAGCATTTGGAAAGACAGATGAGAAATATATTCCGTACTGCAATGGCTTTTGATAATCGTAGATGGTGTGTTTATAGACATCCTATTGGAATGAGTCTATCAGGTACTCCATTGAATGAAACTATCTGTGCACTTCATGAAATACTTCCAAAATTTCAGAAGGAGAATAAACTAGAGAAAGTCCAGTGTGTAATTCTAACTGATGGTGAAGGACATCCTTTAAGATATAATAAAGAGTTCAATAGACCTTGGGAAGAAGAACCATATCTAGGAACAAATAACATAGGATCTAATTCTATTTTACGTAATCGTAGAACTGGTAGAACATATGATTGTAGTAGAGCACATGGTTACTGTGGATTAACTGATATCTTACTTGAAGATCTTAGACATACATTTCCTTCTATAAATCTAATCGGTATTCGTCTTTTAGATGGTAGAGATGCAGGTTATTTTGTTAGACAACACATTGGATATGATAATCAAAAAGTTGAGGAGTTAATGAGAAGATGGAAGAAAGAAAAGGCTTTCGGATTATCATTAGATGGTTACCATAAGTATTTCGGATTATCAGCAACTAGTTTAAATTCTGATTCTGATTTTGAACCTAAGTCTGACTCTAAAGCAGATATAAAGAAAGCATTTACTAAGTCTCTCAGGGCTAAAAAGATGAACAAAAAAATCTTAGGAGAGTTTATTGAATTGGTCGCATAAGGCCAGTTCAATAAGTGGCCACAAACCATAGCATTGACCTGTATTATTGCTATAATACTAATATAAATAAAAACACAATTACATCATGGCTTTTGAAATAAAAATGACTGAAGATCAAGTAGTAGACGGACTAAAAGGTGCCTACGGTACTGAGTTCACTGCTGCAGACATTAGAGCATTCTGTGCAATGAATGATATCGGATACTCTACAGTTACTAAGAAGATAAAAAAATATAAAGTAGCAAAAGGTAAGTGGAATCTTGAAGTTACAACTAAAGCAGTAGAGAATATTGAAAATTCTTTTGCAGCACCTGCAGTTACTGTTGAGAATCTAATACCAGAAGCAGATAAAACTTTTGTACCATTCGGTTCTTTTTCAGATGTTAAAAGAATTGTTAAATCCAAAATCTTTTATCCTACATTCATTACTGGACTCTCAGGTAATGGTAAAACATTTTCAGTTGAGCAAGCATGTGCTCAACTAGGTAGAGAACTTATACGTGTAAACATTACTATTGAAACTGATGAAGATGATCTTATTGGCGGCTTCCGTCTTGTTAATGGTGCAACCGTCTGGCACGATGGCCCAGTCATACAGGCTCTTAACAGAGGAGCAATCTTGCTCCTTGACGAGATCGACCTTGCTTCCAACAAAATCCTCTGCCTTCAAAGCATCCTTGAAGGAAATGGCGTATTCCTTAAAAAGATTGGCCGATTTGTTAGACCCGCCAGAGGATTCAACATATTCGCCACCGCAAATACTAAAGGTAAAGGTTCAGACGACGGACGCTTTATTGGAACTAACGTGCTCAACGAAGCCTTCCTCGAAAGATTCCCAGTTACCTTCGAGCAATCCTACCCCGCAGTAAAGTCAGAAGAAAAGATTCTTAAGAATGTTGCTGCAACCCTTGGTGTAGATGATACAGATTTCTTTAAGAGACTTGTAGATTGGGCAGACATCATCCGTAAAACATTTTATGATGGTGGTGTTGAAGAGGTTATTAGCACACGTCGTCTAGTACATATCGTTCGTGCATATGCTATCTTTGGTAAGAAAGAGAAAGCAATCGAGGTCTGTGTAAATAGATTTGATGATGAAACAAAGCAATCTTTCTTAGAGTTGTATGATAAGGTAGATGCTAATGTTGATTTCAATGTAGAAGAAACTGTAGATGAAACACAGAATTGATCCTAACACCTATATGCGATCTAACTGGAACAATCCTGCTCCAGTTAAGTATCGTAGGGGTAATCTAGAGAACCGAATTTGTATGACGGTACTATGGGTTTATCTGATCATTTATTTCTCTATGTTCTTTCGTGGTCTAATTTTATTTTTAAGCAGATGAATCTTTGGAAAAATTATAAAGATGCTCTATTCGATACCTTTCCAGATATGGTTAGGAACTACGAATGGGCTAATTGGGAAGGCAAAAAAACTAAACTAATTGCTAACCTATACACACATCCATACTTTATTAAATCAAGGGAGGTAGAAATCTGGAGTGAAGTATCTTGTATCTACAACAACATCATCTATCCTAAGACAGGCAGTAACCTTCCATGTTTTGGTATGGATCTTATGGGATTTACTGATAAGAAAGTCATTATTGTCTTTGACTTCCAACATCCTGTAGATAACTATCTTTTCTCTGTAGAGGATTTACCTGTATATGAAGGAGAGTATAGGTTCTTTGAGATTGGTAATCATTTTTCAAAGAACATATACATTGCTAAGTGTACCATGTCTGAAGTAGATGAACATGTAGATATGTTCAAAAAATACTTGACTAAGTACAAAGATATGGTAGAATTAGAGAAACCCAGTGGCTATGAGAGTAGTAGTTACAAAGACTTTGATACCTACATGACTAAACTTGATCCTGTATCAGGATTTTTGAAAGGTCAATTCGGTGCTGATAAATCAGAAAGTCTTGTAAAAAATTTCTT